ATATATAATATATATTATAATATATATATATATATATATCTACAGTCACTCAGTCGAGGGTGCTCTTGTTCTACTCCCGAAAACTGAGTGCTGGCATCCTAAATGAACTTTTCCTAAACCTACCCCTCTAAGGTACGCCAATCGGACGCGAGTGGCGGAGAATCTAATTCCCCTAGCTAGGAGAAACTAAACGATGGTACCTGATACGCCAGTGGTACCGAACGAATACCTAGAGCCGTACTTCGATTCCGAAGAAAAGAAGGCTCTCCAGCGCTTAGCGCACGGTACGGTAGACGCTTCGGTAGCGGAAGTACAACCGCAGATCGACACCCTATCCCAGCAGATTGCTGACTTCACCGTATCTCCGGTACCGTTCCGGTTCGTAGCAACCGGAGGTCAGACGGACTTTATCATCAACGGGGTAGCCGCCGATAGCGGCGAGCTAGTCCTAGTCCACAAGAACGGGACGTACCTACACCTAGTCAACGACTACACTACCGCCTTTACCGTAGGCCCCGAGACTACCACGATTACCCTCGTCACCCCGGCCACGGGCGGGGACATCATCGCGGGCGTAGTCTACAACATCGTAGCGGTTACCGGAGGAGGGGGTGGTGCTACCGTCCTAGACGATCTAACCGACGTCTTTATCTCCGGCCCGGTGACGGGCGAGGTACTTAAGTACAACGCTACCCTAAACCGGTGGGAGAATCAGCCCGACGCTACGGGCGGCGGAGGCGGAGCTACTAACCTAACCTTCTCCCGAGATGCAACCACGGTAACGGTCGAGTCGGACACGGGAACGGACGCCGCTCTCCCGAGCGCGACTACCTCCCTAGCGGGTGTCCTTAGCGCTACCGATAAGACCAAGCTGGATGGTATCGCCTCCGGTGCCACCGTAAACGCAACAGACGCGGCTCTACGCGACAGGAGCACCCACACCGGTACTCAGCTAGCCTCAACGATCAGCGACCTTCAGGAGGCCGTACAGGACGTTGTAGGGGCATTCGTAGTTCAGGGTAGCGGAATCACGGTAACGTACAACGACGGGGCTAACACCTTAACCATCGCCGCCACGGGCGGAACCGGTACGCCGGACTTCATTCTACAATCTTACGGAGTAATCTAAGACTATGGCTACTACTGCTAACTACGCTAACTCTCCTCGCGCTGCCGTAGCGTTACTCTCGGCGGCTAACACCAACCGTGACGGTACGGGTACCTTGGTAACTATCCTAGCTGGTGGTGCTAGTGGTAGTCGGGTGGATGATCTGCGCATCTCCGCTATCGGTACGACTACCGCTGGTATGATCCGCTTCTACCTAAGCTTGGATAACGGTACGACTAACCGCCTGCTGTTCGAGGTACCGGTAAGCGCTATCACTCCGAGTGGTACGGTACAGTCGTTCCAGACCAGCCTAAGCAATCTAGGCATCGTACTTCCGGATACTAACGCCCTGCTCCGTGCGTCTACCAACAACGCGGAGAGCTTCCACGTCTGTGTGACTCGCGCGGGTAACTTCTAAGATGAACTTCGGATTATTTAGCGGGGTTGGCATCCCGTCCGACTACGAGTACTTCGAGTGGAAGTCTAACGGGCTGTGGGTACCGCCAGACCTACAAGCTTCCTATCACGTAATCGGTCACATTATCGGAGGCGGCGGAGGCGGCGCTAGCGGGGGTGTTAACGCTGACGCCGATACTAGCGCACGCGCTGAAGGTGGCGGCGGTGGTGGGGCTGGACAGATCCATTTTATAGATCAATTAATACTTCCTGTAACTAGTTTTTTAGTCGTAATCGGTTCTGGTGGAGCACAAGGGGCTGGTCGCTCGCAGACAGCAGGTGCCGGTTCGCGTACATCCGGCCTTGACGGAACGGACGGAGGTTCCACTTCTTTTGGGTTTATTAACGCTACTGGTGGGGTTGCCGGAGATGGCGGTGTCACTAGTAGTGCTGGCCCTGCTACAGGGAGCGTTAATCCTGCACTACCGTCTATTTTTGTTAACGGTGTGGTGGCTGATGCTGCTGCTTTAGCTTACTGGAAGCTGGGCGTAGCGGGTGCCGTTCTTGCGAATTCAACTGCATCGAATGGCGGGGGTGGTACTACTCCGTACTACAACGCATCGCTACAGTCAGGAACGGCTGGTGTGGAAACTTTAGACGCTAACGGTACTAGCACTGCTGCTACCGCTCCGAACTCAGTACACTATGGAGCGGGCGGTAACGGTTCGGGAGGTGTGTGTAGCCGCAGTACTACAGCTTCTAGGACTCTTACTTCTGGTGACGGTTCTGCTGGAGTACAGGGCATCGCCCGTTTGTGGATTAAGAGGATTCGCTAATGTCTTCTATCTTTGCTATCGTTGCTAACGATGTAGTCACTAACGTACAGGTAGGCGGATCTCCGTCTGCTACTTGCATCGACGTCACTAACGTTTCCCCGCGACCGGGGCCGGGATGGCTGTACTCTAACGGGGTGTTCTCCACTCCTCCGGAGAAGACTACCGCAATCATGACCCACAACGCCTTTACGTCCCGCTTCGATTTCTTCACGGAGTTTACGCCGGTACACGCCGCCCGTAAGACCGACGATCAGATCGACGCCGCGTTCTCGCTGTTCTACGGCGCTAAGGACGTAAACGTGACCGATCCAATGACCCAAGCCCTTATCGGTCTTCTAGCCCAGAAGGGTCTACTGCAACCAGCGCGTATTCCAGAACTACTAGCCCCGCTACCTATTACTACCCGCGGTGCTATTGATCCCGAGACCGGAGCGATTACTCCCTAATGCCTCGTCCCTTTACCGCTAACGTACGTCGCCAAACGGCGTCTGACTTGGTACGCCACGAGGCGCTTCGAGAGTGGGCCTACCCAGACCCGCTCTCGTTGATCGCTCGTAAGTATCGTCGCCTTCCTTGGGGGTTTAAGCCGGCACGAGAGTTGCTAGCTCAGATCCCCGAGAAAGAAGAACACGGTCGCCCGTGGACGGTAGGCGTAGGCTTTGCTGTTGGTATCACTCCGGATCACCGGATGACCAAAGAACAAGCCCTCCGCAAGTTAGACGAGAAGATTGGCACGTACTCCGGAGATCTACAACGTCTAATCCCCGACATTACCGAGCACCCGTTCGTGGTGCAAACGGTATTCCTAAACCTAATCTTTAACCTAGGAATCGAGCGTCTTAGCAAGTTCAAGAACACTCTCGCCTTCCTAAACAAGCGTGACTATCAAGCCGTAGCTGATAACCTTGAGAAGTCGCTTTGGTACCGCCAAGTAGGTACCCGAGCCGTAGAGCTAGTCGAACGACTACGTACCCTATCAATCAGACAGGAGCACCTTTTCCAATGAGTACCCCCAAGAAGCGTAACCGTAACAAAGTAGCTATGGATGTTAACATCGTCGTACTTACCAACGACATGAATCCGCAGAAAGTAGCCATTATGGAGATGTTTTACCGAGGCGCTTTTGCTAATACCCTAGGCTACATGGACGCGTTCAACGAAGAGACAGGTGAAACAGATGCGCTTCTTGTCGGTATGTCTAAGGACGAAAACGGTAACGTAGAGACGTACCCTCTAGCTAAACTACTTAAGCCAGAGGACGTGAAAATCTACAAGGCTCCGGACGGTAAGGGTGGCTATGTCTGATGTAAAGCAATGGGTCAATGAACTTAAGGATGCCTACAGTCAAGGGGCATCCGACCCCGAGATCTGTAAGATCCTTAAGATCACCCAGCGAGAGTTCGACCAGAACTACGAAAAGTCCGCCGCCTTTAAGGAGTTGGTGGATATTGGCCGCATGATGTCTAAGGCGTGGTGGCTAGAACAAGGCCGACGTAACATCGAGAACACCAAGTTCAACACTACCCTGTGGTCGTTCAACATGAAGAACCGTTACGGGTGGGCAGACAAGACCGAAAACACCAGTGTGGATGGGGATCTCGAGGACAAGAGCCTAGACCAGCTAGAGCACTTGCTACGCCGCAAGGCCCCGACTGTGCTGCGTCTACTAAAGCCTACTATGACAGACGCCGATATCGTATCTCTGGACGCTAAATGATTGATTTAAATCTAGAAGATATCAAATCGCTACGCGGTTCTGCTAGCATCGCTAGCGATATCGCAGAGATGGATAGCTCCTCTCCTCGCCGGGAGGAGTTTTCTCGTCGTGCGGCTATCCGCCAAGTGGCCGAGGTCACTAAAATCCTAGAGATTTACGAGAAGAAGCTACAAGAAGCTGGGGCAAGTAAGTGGTTTATCGAGGGATCGCCATACGGAATTGACAAGTGCCCACGTCACGCGGAGTTTTTCCGCTCCGGTAACACCTACTTTGAGCGTTTGTTCATGGCAGGTAACCGTTGTGGCAAGAGTGTTAGCGGGGCTTTCGAGACGGCTTGCCATTTGACCGGACTTTACCCCGAATGGTGGGAGGGTAGACGCTTCGATCACCCCGTCGCAGCTTGGGCTGCTGGCCAAACTGGTCAGACTACCCGCGATACGTGTCAAAAAGAGCTACTTGGCCCTCCCGGTGCTATCGGTACTGGCATGATTCCCAAGGAATTGATCGCTGGTACCGCTGTTAAGCAAGGTGTAGCCAACGCAATCGAGCTTGTCAAGGTAAAACACGTGAGTGGTGGTATCTCAGTACTAGGTTTTAAGTCGTACGATCAGGGAGTTAAGGCTTTTTACGGTACGGCACAGCACGTAGTGTGGCTAGACGAGGAATGTCCTGACCTAATCTACAACGAATGTCTCATTCGTACCATGACTACCTCTGGTATCCTGTACGTTACGTTCACTCCACTACACGGCATCACACCGTTCATCGTAAACTTCGGCAAGAACGCCAATTTCCTAGCCGGAGCGGTACCGATCACGGTAATGACCGAGGAAGAAGAGGAAGATCAGCTATCGGTAGGAGAGGTTTCTAGCCGTGCTGTAATCCAAGCTGGCTGGGATCACGCTCCGTGGCTAGATCACGATACAAAGGAGCGTTTGCTAGCCAATACCCCTCCTCACCTACGAGATGCCCGTCGTAACGGTATCCCGTCTATCGGTTCTGGTAACGTTTACCCCATCCCGGTAGAGGAAATCTCTTGTGAGGACTTCCCTATCCCACCAGAGTGGCCTCGCTGGTACGGATTGGACGTGGGCTGGAACCGCACAGCAGCTGTGTGGCTAGCAATCAACCCATCTGACAAGCAAATGTACGTATTCTCGGAGCACTACCGAGGACAAGCAGAACCAGAGGTACACGCCGCGGCTATCAAGGGTAGGGGTGAGTGGATGCGAGGGGCAATCGACCCGGCATCACGTGGTCGCTCTCAGGTAGACGGACGCAAGCTGATTGACGTGTACAAGAAGCTAGGACTGCGGATTAACGAGGCAAACAACGCAGTAGAGGGTGGTATTCAGGCCGTATGGTCTGCTCTTAGTTCAGGTAAGCTTAAGGTATTTAAGTCTTGCGTGAACTTATTGCGGGAGTATATGGTCTATAGGCGCAATCTTGACGGCAAGATCGTTAAAGAAAACGACCACTTGCTAGACGCACTGCGTTATGCGGTAAATACAAGCAACTTAGCTACCCACCCGCCTATCGGCCCCGGTGCTAGCAAGAAAGGCTACGCCAATTTAGGAGGAGCGAAGTATGACATCTGATCCAATGCCCGAACCGGAACTACAGAAGACTCCGGAGGAGTTGGAGGAGGAGCAGCGTCTTGCCGCTGAGAAGGAGCGCGAGCGTGTACAAGCTCTTCTAAAGGATCTATCGACGGTAGTAGAGCAGAAGTTCGAGAACCGTCGTCGTAATCGTAGCGGTAAAGAGAAGCAGTGGCAAGAGTCGATGCGTCTGTACTACGGCTCGATCAGCAAGGTAGGTAAGGCTGGTAACAGCCCTGATCGTCCGTTTGCTAACGACGTTTCCTCAGACCGTCCCGACTACAACATTGTCCGTACCAAGTGCGACATCGCTGTAGCCCAGCTAATCTCTCAGCAATTTGCTGGTGGTGATAAGAACTGGGATCTATTGCCGGTAGATGGCTACGACTCCGAGCCGATGGAAAAGGAGATGGAGCGTCAGCTAGAGAAGTCCAAGTACGGTTACGAGTGTCGTACCGCTATCGAGGATCGCGTCATTCTAGGTACGGCTATCCTCAAAGGCCCGGTCAATACTAGCAAGATCGAGTCGTACTACGAGCAATCTGACCCGACAGTGTGGTCAACCAAGTTCCGCTCCAATGCTGAACCGAGTTACATCCGCGTCGATCCGTGGTATTTCTTCCCGGACGATTCCACTAACGACCCCTGCTCACTGGAAGACACCATTGAGCTACATCCGCTAACAAGAACCGAACTAGCGAAGTACGCAAAGCACGAAGGTTTCCTACGCGAGCAAGTAATCGAACTGCTCAAAGAGGAAATTCGCGACTATAGCGCATCTGTCCTAGAAGAGTCCAGCGCTCTGACGGAGACAAGCCCTGAGTACATGAAGAACAAGTACCACGTTCTCGAGTACCATGGCCCGATCACATCGGAGCAACTAGACGCACTCGGCATCGTACCCGCCTACGAGTCTTTGGACGGAAAGACTTACTATGGAGAAGTGTGGGTATGCCAAGGCCGGGTATTAAGAGTCGAATTAGCGAACATCGAGAACTTCGAGACACCGTATCAGATGTGTCCGTACAAGAAAGATCCGACCAGTCCCTTCGGTGTGGGGCTGCCATTATTGGTACGCGATGCTCAGCGTGTGGTCACACAGTCGTGGCACATGGTATTGGACAATTCTGCCATCTCCTCTGGCCCGCAGATCGTAATGCAGAAGGATCTGGTTGAGCCGGTTGACGGTGAGTGGGAGATGCGTCCGCGTAAGGCGTGGTTCCTTACCGACTCAAGCGCCACGGTAAATCAGGCGTTCCAGTTCTTTGTACCGCCTAACGTATCGGCGGATCTAATGTCCGTACTAAATGCGGCTAAGCAGTTTGCTGAGGAAGAGTCGGGTATCCCGATGCTGATGGCTGGTATGCAAGGTACCGCCGTTACTACTGACTCAGCTACCGGTATGGGCTTGTTGCAGCAGGCTAGCTCTACCTTGCTAGATCTATTGAATGAGACGTGGGATGACCTCATTACTGCTAAGTCAATCAAGCGCTTGTATGCTTGGAACATGCAGTACAACCCGAAGAACGAGATCAAGGGCAACTTTGCCATCGATGTACGTTCTAGCTCAGACTACCGCAACAAGCAGCTATACATCCGCGACCTAGAGAAATTGAGCCTAGAAGCTAGCCAGAACCCGGAGCTTGGTAAGATCCTTAACCTAGCCGAGCTACAACGTGCGCGTCTGGCGATGATGCACCTACCCGGCCAGCGTATCGTACGCTCAGCCGAGGAGATCGCTCAGATCGAACAGCAGCAGGCACAGAACCAGCAGCCTGATCCGGCCGTGATTAAGGCTCAGGCCGAGATGCGCCGCCTAGATCTAGAAGAACAGAAGCTACAGCTAGAGACCCAGCGGCTAGAGTTCGAGCTACAGCAGAACCAGCAGCGCGAAGCTTGGGAATTCCAAGAGCGTCAGGCTAACACCTACGCCCGCGTAGCGGAAGCCGAGGCTCAAGTAGTCAAGAGCCAGAACGAAAAGGAAATTGCTATGTTGACTCTGGCTGCCAAGGACGAACAGTTCCGCGCTAAGCTACTAAACGACCGCGAGATCGCCCTAATGAACCAAGAGACCAAGGCGTTCCTAGCCGGTCAGCAAGATAACCGCAAGAAAACGGAGCAGCTATTGACCGCCGAAGAGCTTAAGCTTAAGCGTCAGATGGGTACGGGTATCTGATGAACGCCCGTATCCCTAACCTAAACATCTACGATCCCAACTGGATTGCCATCAAGGAGTACCTTCAGAGGCAACTCGAGAAAGTCCGGGAAATGAACGATAACGTATCGTTGTCGGAAGCGGAAACCGCCGCCCTTCGTGGCCGCATCCTAGCCTACAAGGAGTTACTTGCTGCCGAGAAGGATCTCGTCAAAGCCGCGGCTCGGCCGCCAATCTAAACGGAGAATGAACTTTTATGTCAACTGAACCTCTAAGCGATGCCGATGCCCAAAAACTCTTTAACAGCGTCAGTAAGAATCTTAATGACCCTGAGAAATTAAACGAGTTAGTGGGTGGTAACGCCGAGCCGGAGGAAACTCCCGCTCCAGTAGAAACGCCAGAAGAGACCAAGCCCGAGGAAACTCCGGCACAAGTAGAAGCGCAAGCACCAGCACAAGAGGTAACACCGGAACCACAAAGCACCGCTCCAGAGGGGGAGAAAGCTCCTGCCCCCGAACCGCTTAAAGCGGAAGAGCTAGAGCGTCTAATCCAAGAGAACAAACTGTTGCAGCACAAGCACCGCTCAGAGACGAGTCGGACAGCTGCACTACAGCGTAAGCTCAACGAGATGGAAGCTCGGCTAGCGTCACTCAGTACTTCGCAAGGCAAGCCGCCAACGGAACAGGCCGCTCCTGCAACTGAGGAAGGTGAAGACCCTGATCTAGCAGAACTTAAGAGAACCGACCCCGCCCTTTATAGGATCATCAAGAAGCGCGAGGAAGCCCTTAAGTCTCAGGTTATGGGACTGCAAAATACTCTTACACAAGAGCTAGCTCCACTAAAGCAGACTTATCATCAGCAGGAGGTAGACGCCGAAAAGAACCGCCTCCAGCAGATGATCCCAAACATTGCCGATGTCGTACGTAGCGAGGCATTCACTACGTTCGTTGACCAAGCGCCTACAGGCGTACGAAATCTGGTAATGTCCAAGTCTGCTGACGACGTTGTTGCAGGTATGAAAATCTACAGTTCTTGGTTACAGGAGAACGGCATGCTCGCCGCTCCCGCGTCTACGGAACAGGCGTCGGAAACTCGAGCACCGGCTTCGGCAGTAGCCGCAGAGCGAGAACGAAAACTGCAACAAGCTGTGACTGTAAAGAGTCCGGCTGCGCCTGTGAAGAAAGAACTCTCGCAGGAAGAATTGTTCGCGCAGTCGTATACACAATTCCGCAAGTTGCACGGAAATTGATAATTAACTAAAGGAGACACAAATGGCTTATTCAGGTACTCAGTACGGTGATATCTCGCCTCGCGTAGGTATCGTTGCCGTAGCTAACATGCTAGCTTACGCAGACGAGCAGATCGTTCTCGACAAGTTCGCCAAGATCGAAGCTGTGCCAAAGAACAAGGGCTTGGTCGTTCGCTTCCGTCGCCCGGTTCCGTTTGAAGTAAACCCGCTAGCGCTGGTTGAAGGCGTTACCCCCGCTCCGCAGGCGCTCGAGTATGAAGACGTCCTCAGTACGGCGCTTGGGTTCCGTTCACCGACGTCATCGCTGACACCCACGAAGATCCGAACCTAAAAGTAATGTCGGAGCTTTGCGGTAAGCAGGCTGCTGAAACCAAGGAGCTAATCACTTGGAACGAGATCCGCGGTGGTACGCAGATCTTCTACTCAGGTGCAGCTACTACCCGCGCCACCGTTCAGGCCGTGTTCGACCTAGACGATATCCGTCTGGTTGTCCGTCAGCTAAAGCGTAACCATTGCCGCAAGATCACCAAGAAGCTTTCGGCTAGCTCAAACATCGCGACCGAGCC